CCTGTATCTAGATTTCGGTTTCTTCCAATTATTGTCATCTGTTCCATGCCCACCTTTGGCGTAATCTCTACCATACAAGGCGTCCGGATGTTCCCAGGATTTGTAACTACTGTCTCCAGCATCCCGGAAGCGGACTCCGAAAACGGTGAACCGTTTGGCTGTTCAGCAAACTCATAGCAGGAAAAATCAACGGTGAGCTTGCTCAGCCTGTTGGATGTCACCTTCAGACGGGCAAGCGGGTTTTCTGTAAAATCATGCTTGCTCATAAACCCGCAAAACTTGTGATCGAACTTATCCAGTTCCAAGGTGACCGACTCGGACATCATATGGGAAAGCAGGGTGCTGCAATTCTGCAAGATCTCATTTCGATCAGAGCCGTATACCAGGAAGGTGATCCGTATTGTCTTCCACCCGATTGATCCATTAATGAAAAACGGCAGTGGGCTTCCCCTCTGCCATTCGCTTTCATTTTCAATATCGGAAAATCCCGGAGTCACGTTCCACTGTTTGGCCTGTGCTCCGGATATGTCCCAGCCATTTATATTCATCTCAGACGCCCCCTTGTGTATCTTGTGGCTGCCATTTCATTTTTTATGTTCATGTCTTCCCTGAGTTCTCCGACCAGCTTATCTTTATCCATGAATACTTTTAAGTTCTTCATGGAGCTTGCCATGTTCTCCATCATGGACTCCATCGTACTCATCATGGAATCCATTTTGCTCAGTATTTCGGAGTTATCACTTCGATAGCTTCCTGATAACTTCGCCTGGTGCTCTGACTGCTGCTGGATCAAACGGTTAAGTTTCTCGACTCCAGCCGCTCCTACCTCCAGGGAAGATCTGGATTCCAGGAACTGATCCGGATTCATGGCAAAATTATAAAGGTTTTCTGCTCCCTGTGGGTTAATTACCTTGTCCCCGGTGAGCATGTTCTGCATGATCGCGCCATCGGACTTACGGAGAACATATTCCTGGGCGTTATTTTCAAATAACCACGCCAGCTGATCCTCTATGACGTTTTGAGTACCGGTCTTCAGGCCGTTCTTTTTCATAGCGGCCAGAATTGCTTTTTTCTGCGCTGATGTAGGATTTTTGTCGGCTTCCACGCTAAGAGCATCCGCAATCTTTTTAACTGTGGAATCGTTGACGCTCCGGCCGTAGTTCTTAACAATGTACTGCCACAGATCCGAATGCTTCTTTTTCTCAGCATCTGATACTGATTTCTTATGGGCTTTACTTGCATTGATCAGCTTTTGTACTTCTGTAATTTCTGCCGGTTCTTCCGCTACACCTGCGGTCACGGCCTCCAGCTCTGCTTTTTGCGCGGGCGCAATTTCAGATGTTGTCCCAGAGGAAGCTGAGCTTGAAGAAGCAGTGCTGGATGTATCTGTTCCACCGGATCCAGAAGAGGCCGTGCCAGATGCAGTGCTGCCATTCGGAGTTACATTTACGTCAAGCAAAGTTCCACCTGTGCCAGCTTTCTGAATGCCAGCGATCAGGTTACCTACAATATCCTCACCAATCTGGCCAGCCTGTTCCACCAGGGACTGCAAGCCGGTAGATAGTCCCTCATTTAGTTTCGCAACAGCCGAAGCATTTTCAGCTGCCAGATCATCCAGCTGCTTCTTATAGTCTTTCTTGGTGTCACTTATCTGCTGGTCAATAGCATCCCGCGTAGCCTGTGTATCTTTTTTTGCCTGCCGGTCTGCTATCTCCTGCTTTTCTTCCCAAAGCTTGTTAAATTCATCCAGCTGCTCTGCAGTCATCTGATTCAGGCTGTAAATATTGGCGGTTGCTTCTGGTCCTGCGTCTTTCAGTTCCTGCAGCAGCCCCTCTGAAAGTCCCTTTCCGCTCAGTTCCTGCAACTGGGTTTCCCACAGTTTCAGTCCCTCAACCTGGGTATTCATATTGTAAATCAGACGATCTGCAGTATATCCGGAAGCATCCCAGGCATCATAGTTATTCATGGATGAAAGGATGTCTTTCTTCCGATCAGCTATGGCACTGTCCCTTTTTTCTTCCAGTTCCTGTATGGTCTCATTTAGTTCTTTTTCAAGCTTTTCCCGCTTATCATTGTAATCTTCATCAAGCTGCAGCTTTTCTTTTTCGTAATCTTCTTTGGCTTCCAGGTACTTTTTATCTGCTTCTATGCGCTCATCCATGCCGGCTGTGAACTGTTTTCTGGCAATATCCCAATATTCCATCTCTGCCCTGGCGGACATAGAATAATAGGTCTGGTAGGTCTCCAGAAGGGATTTCTGTACTGAAGCCTGGGTCTTTGCAGCTTCCTCTCTGGCTTTGGCTGCCTCTTCCTGTTTCTCCTGCTTTTCCTCGTAGATCTGAGTGTCCAGTTCCTGGATCTTCTGTGTTGCTTCATACCAGGCATCAGTTCCGCTCTTTAAATTCTTTCGAACGGTGGTCCAGTAATTTTTCTCCTGGGCTAAAGAGGCAGCATGTAATGTCTTGTACTTTTCCAGCCGTTTTTCAGCAGCACTGAGGACTTCAGAATTATAAGTTTCTGCGTCCTTAGTAGTTTTCTTTTGATTATCTCCGGATCCGGTAACTTTTTCTTTGGATACGCCAAAATTGTTCTTTATACTGCTGCTCAGTGCCTTGCTGATCGTGGAACTGCTGTTAAGCTTATTAAGTTGAGAGGTTGCCTGTTTATAGGCTGTGGATCCTTTCACAGCTGTATCACGTATCTGCTGCCAGTACCATTTTTCATTGTCCAAGGACACTTCATGGCTCTTATTGTATTGCTTAAGCCAGCTTGTGGCGTTTTTCAACACAGCCTTTGACATTTTTCCAGCGGCTGCAGTTGCTACCTTTGTGTTTTTAGTTATACCAGATGCAGTACCTGCAGGTAACTGATAGCCGACTTCTTTCTCAAATTTCTTTGATGGAGAATGGATCTCTGCTGCTGCCTTGGCTGCGGCAATACCTGCATTGATCATTCTTATTGAAGCGCTGATGACCTGGGACTGGCCTGCTGATATACCTTGTGCTACACCAGCAGCTGCGTTATATCCCGCAGTGTAAAAGCTATTCTGATAGGTCCTAACAGCAGATGCCGCCTGTCCTGCCATGGTTCCAGCTGCACTGATTGCACCACTTTTTCCAGAATTGATACCTGTCTGGTACTGCTGAGCAGCTACGCTTCCGGCTTTTTCATATTCGCCTTTTTTCTCTTCGGCTGCCTTTGCTCCGGCGGACGCCATCTCGCCACCAGCCTGTTCAACGCCAGACTGCTGATCTTTAATTGAATTCTGGGTTCCTTCTCCTACAGCAGTACCAACATCTTCACCTGCAGACTGTGCATCTGCTGCCTGCTGCTGGATCAGTGCCAGAAGCTCCTGCATAGCGGATACTGCCTGCGTACCACCGGCATTAATTCCTGCCTGGATTTCTTCCGGAATCTGGATACCCGCTTTATTGGCGATTTCTGCCACGCCCTGGATTGTTCCTTCAATAGTCCCGTTCAGCTGATCTATTGCCTGCTGAGGGGTTATCTCACCGCTTGCAATTCCATCTGCAAGTCCCTCTGGGATCTGTACACCACATTCCTGCGCCATCTGTACGGTCTGCATGAGGGATTCCTGGGTGGCTGCTGGAAGCTCAGCCCAGCCTTCCACTGCTGAAGCAACGGCGTTATCAATGGACTCGCGCAAATCAGAAAAATCAATATCTGAAGAACCAAGATCTCCCATTGCCATCTCATAGGCGGTCTTATTAGCTGCCATTACAGTTGCTGTATCTTCTGATATATCCATGGCATCAGTCCACTTTTTGGATATGCCTTTCAACTGTTCTACGCCGTACTCACCCTGATTGTCCAGAGTCCATACCATGTGCTGGAGCATATTAGCTGCATCAGTTCCCTGATCCTGGATTGCCTGGATAAATTCTGCTGAAAAGATTGCCTGCCCGCTCTCGTCTGTGGCTTCTTTGAGGCGCTGAAGATTCTGCTGATAGTTCTGGATTCCATCCACCCAGGACTGCAGGTTCTCATTCATCTGTTCTGTGGTAATATCATCTCCACCGTCAAATTTATCAGCAAAACTGATTTTATCCTGCAAATCAGCCTTGATAGAATCCATGGTGGAATTGTATTCATCCAGGATCTGACGCATGGCAGTCTTAGCAGCATCCGCGGCTTCCTGGGAGCGTTCCATAGTTTTGTTGAACCCTTCCAGGGCTGTGCCAGCTCCTGCTGCCGCCAAGCCGGTTGCTTGGATTGCATCAGCATTATCTTCTTGTGCCTTTGTATTGTCTTCTGTTGATTCAGTATTATCCTTTTTTACTTTTGTAATGTTTTCTGCACTTTTGGCATATCTTTCCTGTTCTTCCGAGCATTTATCAATTGTTTTTTGATTTTCCTCAATTGCTTGAGAATATCCTTCCATTTTCTCTGCACAATCAGCTATGCTCGTAGCTGCTATTCCAGTTGCATCACCATATGCTACTGTTCTTCCATCAATACCATCCAAACGTGAATCCAATTCGCTGCTACTATCGCTTAGATGTTCCATAGCATAATTAAATTCATCCTGTGTTATTGCACCTTTTTCCAATGCCTCTGTATAAAGTTTTGTTTTCTCTGTTGGAAAATCAATATCAACTTGATAGCTTGGATCTACACTGGCCTTCTGTCTTTCCTCTTGGAGCTTTACAATTAATTCTCTCTCTTTTTCCAAGAGTTCCATTCTATCTTCAGTGATTTTTTTCTGTTCCTGTGCTTTATCCAGCTGTACCTGTGCCGCTAAAGACTCATTGATTAAATCCTGTGTGGCTGCAATTACCGCCTGTTGGATTGCTGTTTGCTGATAGTTTTCTACCAGTTTTTCCAGCTCATCATTAGTTACACTCAGTTTATCATTTTCATCATCATAAGCACCAGCCAGTTCTGGAATGGACTCTGACAGTTTATCTACGATAGCCGCCATTTCCTGTTTCTGAACAGCTGTACGGTCTTCGACATTATTCAGTGCTTCCAGTCTGTCAGCCAGAGCGCCTACATTTTCCACGGAATTCAGGGTTCCGGTAAACTGATCGTCAATCGCCTGTACATTATCAGCTACTTTCTGCGAAGACTGTATGACGTCATCATACATCTCTTCCATTGCATCTTTCTGAGGCGTAATCGCGTCTGTCAATCCAGACACAACATCCGTGAGTAATTCCACGCCGTCCTGTAAGGGACCTGAAATGTAATCATACACTGCAATTCCCAGTCCCTCTGTGGCAGAGCTAAGCTCTGTCAGTTTACCCTGCAGGTTATCCTGCATAGTATCTGCCATATCAGAAGCCGCACCTGAACAATTTCTCAGGCTTTCCTCATAGCCAGCCACCTGATCAGCTCCGGTATTAAGAAGCATGTTCAAGCCTTTAATGGAGTCAGATGTAAATGTAGCCATAAGAGCCGCCTGCTTCTGGGCATCTCCCATTCCATCTGTAGCAGACTCTACATCTTTCAATACATCCGTCATGTCACGGAAATTTCCGTTAGAATCCATTACGGTAACAGAAGTATCACCAATGGCGATCTTTCCATCTTTCATCTTGCTGGTCAGATCTCTCATTATAGCAGCAAGAGAGGTACCAGCTTCACTGCTCCGGAGTCCGTTATTTGCCAAAGCCTCCAGGAAAGAGGTTGTAGTCTCAATGTCCTGACCGGCGGCATTCATGTTGGCGCCACAGTTCTTGTATGCCTCGCCCAGCTCTGCTGCTGTAGTAGAACTGTTTGCTTGTGCATATGCCATCATATCTGCTAAATGGGTTGACTGTGAAGCTTCCAGATTAAAAGTACTGATATTGTCTGTAACAATCTGGGATGCATCTGCCAGATCCATATTGGAAGCGGCTGCCAACTGTAGAACGCCATCAATTCCAGAAAGAGTCTGGTTTACAGACCATCCGGCCAGGGACATATTTGTCATCGCGCTGGCTGCTTCCGTTGCAGAGAATTTCGTACTACTTCCAAGGCTCTTTGCCTTATTTTCCAGTGCTTCCAGCTCTGATCCGGTTGCTCCAGAGATAGCCTCCACTTCACTCATTCCAGCTTCAAAGGAACTTCCGACTTCCACCACATACTCTGCTGCTTCCTTTGCCTTATCACCAATTGCCGAAATAGCTTCTCCTGCAAGTTCCAGGCCCTTTGCGGCTAAAGCTTCTCCAAAACCTTCCTTCAAGCTTTCCCCAAACTCTTTTGTGGTGCTAATCACAGTCGTTGTTTCTTTTCCGTACTCATTTATACTCTTTGCACATTTATCTGTAGCATTTTGTGCTTCCTGCAGATACTTCTCATTCTGTTTTAAAGCCTGGTTATTTTTTTCTATATCATTCTCGGCGTCACTAACTTTTTTAGACCAGTCCGATACTTTTCCTTCACACTTCTGGCACTCCAATCCCTGTTTTTCAACAGCCTTCTGAAGGCTTTCCACTTCCTTTGACTGCTGCTGATACTCTTTTGTACCATCCTTTCCAGATTTCTGCATGTTTTCCTGGGCTTTTTCAGCCTCTTTCAATGCCTTGGAAAGTTCTTCATATCTCTGCGCCGCTTTCTGCGATACCTTCTGCGCATTCTCCAATCCTTTTTTCGCAGACTCCGCCCTTTTCTGATAACTCTCAGTCTGCTTTGACAGGTTTTCCTGCTTTTTAGTCAGAAATTCAAGAGAATTGGCATTTTCCTTATATTCTGTGCTGAGTTTTTTCAGTTCAGAATTTAGCATTGCACTTTCTTTTTTCGCATTTGATACACCCTGTGAAAATTGTCTTTCTCCGTCCAGTGCAAGTACAATTCCAATTTTCTTTCCTGCCATAGTTAGTCCTCCCAACAAAAAATCCACATAAAAAGAGCACCTCAAACTGAGATGCTCTTTTTACATGGATTTTTATTTATACTTATTTCTTGGATATTGGGACTTCTTCAATGTGGGTTTTATACACCACCGGTGATGTAACCCATTTGATAAATTTCTTTATCAGAGCCCCTATCAGTATTGCTAATAATAACAATACAAACAATATTACCAACAACATATGCCACCCACCTTTCTGCTTTTCTTAATTATAATCCGCAGCTCTGTAAAATTCAATATCATTTAACAGAGCTGTGAAAGAAAATCAGAAAATGGTGTCCAAATTTAACTCTTCGTCCTTTTTTCTTAATCCGTTATAATCCAGGTACTCATTATAGATTAAATAAAATTTTCGTAATGTCATGCCAAACACTTCTTTTTCACTATAATTAAGCACTTTACACCCAACATACAGCAACCGGGCTACGTTTATAGCCCGGTCTTCTGGTTTGGGTCTTCTTCCTCATCCTCTTCAGAATCCTCACTATCCGGATTTGGCATTGAAAAGCCATATGCTTCAAGCAAAGTAATAGCAAGTTTCTGCATTTCAGCCGGTTTTATAAGACCGTCAATGGTTTCTACTTTTACTTCCTTACCTGTATCTACAGTGAGAAACGCAGCTACAACACTATAAAGTGTTTTTATATCTTCCGAATCGGTTTTATAATCCGCCACTCTCGCAATTGCCGGCATAATATTCACTAATGCCTTATTACAGGTTTCCTGAATTGCTTCAATTGCTCCGATGGTGAACAGGATATTGTATTCCTGTCCACCGATGGTCACTGGAGCTCCGGTTGGTCTCAAATCACTCATACGATCTCCTTACTCAATACCTACCTGTTTGTTCAGCCATGCCTTAGCCTCAGCTTCAGTATTGAATACAAGTTTTTTGCCAACAGACATTTTTCCATTGACTTCTACCGGATATGCCTTTCCTTCGATGGTAGCAGTCTGGAAGTTTGTGGTGTCACCTTTTGTCTCAGCATTTTCTGTAGGCTCGCTATGCTGAACTTTGTAGAGCCAAATTACAGTAAAGCTGGTAACTCCGTTTTTCTTTCTACGCTTATAGAATCCAACTCCAAAGAATGGAGCCTCATCTTCGGTTCCAATCTCAATGCTTTCCGGAGTACCCTCCCCACCAGAACTACCAGCTGCTGCCTTAACATATGTATGTCCAAGCAGTTTTGCCTGGTTTTCCAGAGACAGATCATCAACACCAAGAGAAGTGCCCATGTCCTTCACGGATTTATCAGTCTCTGCTATTCCATCGTCCGCCCAAAGATCAGCATCATTTTTATTTGGGGTTCCTGTAAAGTTAATTGCCTTTGCAAGAACAAATCCATCTGCATATTTGTTTCCCTCTGTCCATGTTGCTACAACTGGATATTTCATACCAATATGTGCCATGTGTTATTCCTCCATATCATAATCATTTTCAAATTCACATTCGAATACAATGTGTCTTGTTTTATTATCAGGTTCCATCAATACGGTTACATCAGGATACGTTCCACCCTCTTCCAGGATCGCCCTGCGAATTTTTCTTTTTGCTTCCAGGTAATCCTTAGTTGATGGCAGGAAATAATGAATCTGCATTGAGGATATATCCTCTATAGGCTGATCGTCCGCGAATAGTTCTGCACCATCCTTCACATAATTAAAGGTAATATACTCGCTATTTCCACCGCCAAAGAAATCTGATGTCACCGGAATGCCAAGAGGCTTCAACGCTTTTATTATCTTTTGATTTATTGTCATAGCTTGTCCACCTCCGCGCCAATTACCTCTTCCATAACCTGCATTACTGCATTTTCGCTTTGTGCTACTGCTGCCGCGCGTACAGGTCTTGGCTCCTGGCCGTGTGATCTTACACCATATTCCAGATAACCCATTTTTTCAGCATTTCTAAGACCATTTTTATCAGTTCCATTGGGTTTTACCACAGCAAACACTCCGAGACTATTGTCTCTTGCGTTTGTAGCAGCTATGGAAGCTTCCAGTTCGCCTGTTGAATACGGTTTTCCGTATTTATCCCTTCTGTTAGCTGCGGATCTGATCTGTGTTTTCAGGTTTTTTTCGACAATTGGGGCGGCCTTATTCACTGCTTTTTCAGCCATTTCATAAGGATTTGCCAGCTTATTCAACATCTCTTCAACATCTTCAAAACCTGTTATCGTCATCCTTGCCATTGTCCTACCTGCGCTTTTCCACGTTCACGCATCTGACAAGTCAGCTGCACCTTCATGGATTTATTTTTCTGATATCTGCGCTTTATATCATAAATTTCACCTGTAGACTCATCCACCAGGAATGATTCTCCAGAATAATTACACGCCATGATCTCAACAACCTGGTCTGCGGTATAACCATTCTGTTTCGCAAGAACCTCATCATCCCTGGTACTGTCGCGGAAATCTGCCGGAATACCACCGATAAATTCATATGTTTCCTCCATCATGATTCCATTATCATTTATCGTTGGATCATTTTTCTTTACCGGCAGCGAAATACTTTTATTCCACATCCAGGTCACTTCCTTCCAGTGTCATGCGAAAAACTTTTTTTCGGTACAGATCCAGATACATTCGAGTATCTGAGCGGTCATTTCCAAGATATGCCTTTACATATAAAGTCACAGCTGTAAGGACTCTCGGATCATCCGTATCCTTCTTGAGAATATCAGGAGGCACACCGGAGGTCTTCATGTCCTCCAGTGCATCTTCGATGTAATCGCTGATATCCTCGTTATACACTTTAACTCCTTCTGCAATTCCACATCTTTTTTTTATTTTTTCCAGCATTTATTCACCATCATTTCTGCAGAAGATAAGCATTTACAAATGCCTCTTTATCCCTTATCTTAACGTCTTCTCGTTCGATAGCACGATAAATAGTCAGATCTTCCGCGAATGCATTAAGGTCACCGATTGAAGCAATATTGGAAGTCATGATTGTAGTCTTTGCACGGTCAAAGTACCAGATACCTTCCTTCAGATCTCCGATTATAACCGGAATCTTTGTCGCACTGGCCTCATAATAATTTGCAATGTCCTGTTTTTTCGGCTCATCAACTGCTGTATATACCTCTTCCACTTTTGTGTAATAAGTTTTTTTGGCATTTACATCAGTATCTGCCGTTTGCTCATATGTCACTGTGCTTGGTAAATCCCCTTTTGGGATTACCTCAACCGGTACGAATGTACCACCGACCGCAAGTCGCAACTGCATGGTATCTTTTGGATCCGGTGCAAGAAGGTATCTTCCAGTAGAATCTTTTAATGTATCTAAATACTGTAATCCATCATCATTGGTAATGATTCTGGAAGACTGCTTAAATGCGGATCCGAGGGTAACATTGAGAACTTTTTTAATATCATCCAATCCGTTTAATTCTACTTCTTCTTTGGTCTTAATCTGACCCATGATTAGATTATTCTCAGTTACTCTTGCCTCATCTCCAATCCACTCAATAAGTGTAGAAGCGATATTTGCATCACTGTCAGCCAGGAGCTCATTGGTCACTGGGAAATACCCTGCATATTTACCGATTTCATAATCAATACGCTCAAACTGTGGAGTATTTTTTGCACCAATCTTACCGCCTTCACCAACTTTGGTGAATCCAGTCTGCTGAGAGCGCTTTTTAAATGTTCTGGAACCCTTTTCAGTTTTGACAGATTCTTTACGGACCAGCTGGCCTAATGAAAACTTGGACTCTTTGTATTTGTTGATTCTGGTCTGGATATCCTCTGGAACAGTATAGCCTCCATCTGCTTTTGAGCCTTCACTCATGGAATTCTGTACGTGGAACCCTGCTCTGGCAGCCTGTGCAAACTCTGCCGTAGAATCTTTTGGTGTTCCTGCAGGAATCTTACTCTCCGGCACGGCTGCTCCATCGTCCAAGTCTTTCAGAATATCAAATTTATCCTGAAGCTCTTTCAGTTCATCTTTAGCTTTTTTTGCTTCTTCCAGTTTTCCTTCATTGGCAAGGTTCTTAACTTCATCTTTTTTCGCGTTAATCTTCTCCAGAAGGTCTAATAATTCTTTGTTCACGTCTTTTTCTCCTTTCAAAAATGGAGATCAAACACCATACCGGTCAAGATCTCCCAATAATTCAGCCTTTATCTTTTCTTTTTCCAGATTTCTCTGATTAGCCTCTTTTGCTTTGATTTTTTCCATAACTGCATCTGCAATAGCGTCAATATCCAGAGTTTTATTTTCCGGTTCTTCATGCTGCTTTAATGCTTTTGGGGTCTTTGAATACTCATCAAAGTAATTACTTGTACAAGCTGCTGCCTGTACACTGTCCTCCACTTCAAAATCAAAATAATCAGTGGTATCACTTCCGACCATCCAGGTCTCTTCGTTGATCAGATTATTGATTTCCTCTTCTGTAACCCCTTCTTTGGTCTTCGACATGTATGTCTGCAGGATTGCTTTCTGGCAAATATCCAGAGTATCTGCATCTTTTCTCAGCTGATCTGCGTTCATACTGGTAAAAAAGTAACCATTTGTAGGCTTATGAATCATAAAGGTTCCATTTGCCGGAATCACAATCCGATCACCGGCACATGCAATCACAGAAGCAATACTGGCCGCAATACCATCAATATAGGTGGTAATCCTGGCATTATTGCGTTTCAACATGTTATAAATGGTAATTCCGGCAAATACAGATCCACCTCCACTGTTTATGTGAAGGTTAATCTCCTGTATGTCTTCCAGATTTTTCAGGAAATCTGAAATATCAGAAGGACAGGTATCATCATCACTCCATTTTCCCCAGTCATCAGATACGATATCTCCAAAAATATTCAAATCCGCTGAGATTTCTGTCTGATTACAGATTTCCATCTTTCCCACATTCTTTTTCTGATTTTTCAGCAGTAATACTGGCATTCTACTCACCTCCTTTGGTGTACTGTGTTCCAACTTTTTCAAGCGGAATATAATTTCCATTCACAATCAGCTTATCGCCGTCTGGATCATCTGGCATATCCAGATATCTTCTCGCTTCATTTGGCCTGTATATTCCATTGTTCACAGCATCTTTTAACATTTCCATCTGTGTCTTTGTATCAGTCCTCAAAATCGCTTTTTCATTAAACTTATAAAAATATCCAGCTTCTTCCTCCTTCAAGCTCAGTACCTTGGCATTGATTTCTTCTTCATACATTTTTAATCTGTACAAAGCAGTATCAACTAAAAAAGCCAGCTGCTGAGTTTCACTGTTTGAATAGCTGGATTTTTCATAATTGTTGATCTGATTTGGCTTAATACCGAATGCTCCGGCGATCTGAAGTGCAGAATACTTCTTCAGTTCAAAGAACTGTGCATCCGTAAGTGTCATTTTCAATGGAGTAAGTTGTAGTCCGATTGGGACAGGTATTACCCTACCGGCGTTTTTGGGACCAGACAGCTTATCTGCAAATTTTTTCTGCAACGCTTTTATCTTGCTTTCTTCCAAGTCTCCGGCATACTGCAAAGCCATGCTTGCGCTTAGTCCCTGACGATAAAGGTTATTCATAAAATTCTGGCTTTCCAATGCACCTCCTACGGTATCCTGGAGAATTTCCCTCACAGGTTTTCCCATAATTCCATTTAAGGAATACCAGGTTTTAAAGTGCATCACCTCACTGGATCTGAATAAATACTGTTCACCAGTCTTTGGATCATTGTACTGATAGTACAGCTTTCCTTTTCCCCCAAAAACTCCAACGTCATCCATGTATACGGTCACACAATTTGCCTGCATCGGCCAGAGATCCAGAACTTTATAATGTCCTCCATATTTTTCTCTTTCAAAGGTACCACGCATCCAGATATAACCATTTCCATAATGCTGACAATTCATCTCTATAGTGGTCCACAGAGTTGTCGGTGTCATTATTGTATTTGGCCGCACAGACAAAAGTCTGGTTATCTTGGTCGGCTCTGCTCTGATTCGGCCTTTAGGCGTTTCCTGATAGTACTTTAACGGAACTTTTCCCATGGTTTCACTGAGCATTTTCAAACAGGTATAATAAGTTACCTCTTTCTCAACATCCGGATTGGTTCCAGTTATTCCCAACCATTCTTTCAGCTCATCATCCATGTATACCGCTGGCCGCGTCAGCACATTCCATGCATTTTTTAATCTATCTAATATCCTCATTGTTACCAGTCACTTTCCAAAAATCGATCTATTCCCTCCTGGTAGCTGGATCCGAATTCGTGATACATTGCCAGCTTAAATCCACACAAGGTAGAATCCACAGGGTCAATTCTTTTTGTTGTAGCATCTTTATCTATCTTAATCAGTCCCTGATTGGTTTTGATCACTGCATTGCTCATTGCAAAGTTCAATACAGGATTGTATTCATACAGTATATTTCCACAATATACCTGCTCACGGAATCCCTGAGTAGCTTCATTCAAGTGCTTGTGGCTCTGGAAAACTTCCTCCACTATGTATCCTTCGTTTGAAAGATCCATCATCAGCTTGCTGGCATTTGCCGGATCGAAGCACAGGCATTCAATGTTCCAGTCATTTTCTGCACATGTATCCAGAACATATTGCATTACTGCATTCTGATCCACAATCGGAGTATCTGTCACTGTAATAAAGCCCATCCTTTCCCATGCATCATAATCCACTTTATCTTTTGCCTTTCTTTCGGCCAGTTTTTCCCGGTTCGGAATAAAAGAGTGGGAATACAATATGTATTTCACAATTTCTTTTCCAGTCTGGTCAAACTCGCCTGATAGAAAGGGAATTACGAATGTAACAGATGTAAGGTCTATTTTGGCCGACATATCAAATCCTACATAAACACTCATTCCATGAGTATCAATAGGGATTTTATCAACCTGGCAGGCCTTCCACTTCGCCATGTCCATATATCCGTTTTCTTTTGCCTGAACCCAGATATTTAACATTTTGGTGAGAAATGCCGTCATCTTTTCCGGTATTTCTTTGGCCACTCTCCAGGCTGTGCGGATCTTATCCGCACCATTCTTATAGCTCATCCTAATTGGATTTGCTTTTTTCCAGATGTTTTCATCTTCAAGGTTTCGGATATCATCCTTGTAATCCTCCGGATCCACTTCGCAGATATCCACCAGATACTCCTCATTTTCCACATCCACATCTGGATCCAGGATCTTAGAGCAGTACTGATATTCCTGGACGTAACAGGGATATGTAAGATCCATCCCTGCAGTGGTAATAATCATCAGCAATGGCTCTTTGGTATTTGCACCAAGCCCAAGGTCATAAAATTCTGTAGTCTTGTGCTGATGGTATTCATCAAGAATCAGTCCGGCTGGATTTGTTCCATCTCCATTCTGGCCATCCTCTTTCGACAATGCCTTTATGAAGCTTCCAGTTTTTCTGTGTATTACAGCATCCCTGGTAATTTTAAAAAGAGGTTTCAGCGGAGATTTATTCAGCATGAGCTTAGCCTCATTCAGAATAATTTTCGACTGATCCCTCTTTGTTCCAGCAGTGTAATATTCATAATTTTCTTCATTCCTGGTGGCCATCACCGATATTTCATAGAGGGCCACACCTGCTTCCATCTGGGACTTGGCATTTTTTCTTCCCACCTCAATAAAAGACTGCTTGAACCTTTTATAGCTGGTAAGATCTTCGCGCCATCCGTAGAGCTGGCACAAGTTAAACTTTTGCCAGTCCGTCAACCTGATTGGCTGCCCTGCAAGGTCACCTTTTGAGTGACGGAGCATAGCAAACCAGTCTACAATTTTTGACGCTTCCTCTTCATCCCAATGATAAGGCCATACATTAGCCTGTACATTTTTTGCATCCTCTTTCTTGCAATCCTGAAGGAAACGTATACAGGCCCATTTATGTTTCTTTCCTGATATTTCTTCCCCGGCCAGACAACGGTTGGCGTAATCTATCAGTTCTTCTTTGATGGTCATATGTTGCCAAATTTATTTGTGATGGCTTCCCTTGTCTTATCAGACTTCACTGCTGCGGCTTTCAGTCTGGCGTCAATAGTGAGTCCACACAGGGAAGCAAATTTTCTCATTTCCTCTGCATATGTGCGCTGGATATCAACCATTGGATTTTTCACCACAATAACGCCATTCCTGGTCTCGCGATCAATGTAATAGGTCTGATCTTTCAATATCTCTGTAGCCTTAACATAATTTGCAAAAGCATTACAGTAGCCGCCTAAGTTGTTACGGTCCAGGTTCCCGATCAGATTGATTTTTTCCAATTCCTTAACGATCCTGCGCCACTCTTTCTTGGCCACATTGTCAATCAGCCAGGTGGGAGGACGTTTTAGTTGATTTTTGTCTGTAGTCACACTGTCTTCTTCTGCTTCCCTGGTCTGCATTGTGATCACAGTAAGATTTCCCCGCTGCTCTGTCAGCGGCTTCCTCGGCCTTCCCATTCATCCTTCCCTCCTTCCTTTGCCAACTTTTTATGAGTATTTAGAATTTTGCGCAAGCTACAGGGCAGGCGGGGACGACAGTGTTTCTTAAAAACTTTTCAGACCGCCCCTCCCGTCTGTGCATAAAAATCCACAAGCATTTTTGCAAGCTTTTTTTCCATCACGGGTTTCTCTTTTTTATACATCTGCTCAATTTTTGAATGCGTATCGTGATGTAATGGAATAAGATTCTGCTTATCGCAGCGTTTATCCCATGCTTCTTTTAACGGAATAATATGATGCACTGTATCTGCTGCCAGGATTACTCCTTCCGTCATGTAGACATACACATCAATCCCGCAAGCACTGAGAATATCAGATCTTGTCAGCTGCCATTCCCTTGAATCATAAAATGTTTTGCTTTTCTGATCTCTGGCATTCTGATCATATATCCGATAGCGTTCTTTATCTCTTTGTTTCATGCAGGGACACCTGCTGCCGGACGGAATTCTTTTTCCGCACCTGCCACATCTCTTATATATCATCTTTTTCTCCAATAAAAAACGCCCGGCCGTGCCCGCCAGACGTTTGTGGAAGTATGTATGAGTCAGTATTGTACCATTATATCGGCGGTACTAACCGAGTCGGAACAGATGGAACCGAACCACCGACACGCTGGATATAAGCCAGCTGCTCTACCACTGAGCTATGTTCCGATATACTTGCCAAGCCATAGTACCTGACAAGTAAGTGTGCAACCGATTGATATTTGATTCATCCATCTGAATCTATTATAGTTATAACACGAATCAAGTATACCATTCTATACCATCTTAAAATTCTTCAATGCTGCTGAATGCAGCCTATGTACCTGTGTCCATCCATAGCCCATCTCCGTTGCTACATCATCCCATTTTAAGCCTTTTATATAGCGTAAGCGCAGAACTTTCCGTTCATCTTCTGAATACATTTTTCGGATCTGACTCTCAATCTTACGATATTGCTGTACCTTGTTCAAACGTTCTTTCTTCAACAGTTCAATCTGCTCATCCAATATTGCAATGTAATCCGACAGATCTGATTGACTGCTGCCTTTTGGCATTCCATCATTCACTACGGAAGGAAACATCTTATCAGCTCTTAACCTTTTGATTTCTTCCAGGATGTCCCGCTCTCTTTTGACTGCTCTCTGATATGATTTTAAATATTCTTTTTTCTTTTCATTTTCTTCCTTCAATCTCCCGTCCATTGGCACCGCCTCCTACAAGTCTGCCAGTTCCTTTTCATATATTTCTTTTCGCTGTCTTAGCCATTCTGCAAGATCATTCTGGAATCTTTTTGACTGTACATCGTCAGTTTTTGGAGAAACAACTTGTACCCAATGCTGTTTATTATGTTCTTCCAGGATCTGCGTAATACTTTTAATATCCCGTTCCAACTCTTTTGCCTTCTGTAATGTGTCCTTATCCATTCCGTAATACCTCCAGCTCTGAAAAATTCCAATCTTGCGGTGGTGTAGCTCCGCAATGACTGATTATGGCGCAGCGTACACAATGCGGATGTTCAGCGCAATACCTACTTACTGTCTTCATTGCAGACAGTAACTCTTGATTCGTTGTCAATTCACTTATTTCATGTCCTATCGGTTTCCAGATATGTAAGCAATTGTTCATACTGTTCACATACTCATTTTTCTTTGGATGAATTTGGTAGGCTTCCTCTTCGCTGTTCCAAAAGACATCTTTCACAATGCACATATCATTCCATGTCGGAATGTTAAACTTCTTTTTGGGCGATACAGATACATGTTCCCATCCATCTTCGCGATCACTCCATAAGGCGCTACAGGTTCCGCAATCCGGAAGTTTTATCCAGGCACTATAGCCAAATGGAGTAGCTTCATATCCCCATAATCTAGAGTTCTTTAGGATTTCTTCAAAACTTTTCATAACAACTTTCCTTTACTTTTTGCTTTCAACAATAGTTACAGTGCCTTCAAGCACACCCCAATTAGAAGATTGCTTAAATACATGGGTTTCTGCAATATCATCTTCCGTCATTGGTCTTGTAAGATACCAAAGGGAATCATCTTTCCAAGTAATTTCTTCCAGTTTTTCATTTGGTTCCAGTTCCAATGTTGTATTACCACCAAGACTTTTAGTTGCAATTTGACATCCCATTAAGCTCAACGCCAATATTGGAGTAATTGCTGTCATGACCAATATCCTTGTCCTCATTCTTCATTTCTCCTTATATGTTTTTCAATTCTTTTTCTTTCTCGTCCACCCATTTCTCAACCACTAAAACAATTCGTTTCTGCAAATCTTCTGGGATTTCAAAGGTGTTTTCTTCCATATTGACTGAATACCATTTTCTATACAGGAAGAAGTTTTTCGCTTTTGTAATTATTTTGAACCTGTATTTGCTTACCGTCTGATCTTTGTATCTATCACCGCACCAGCTCAGAAACGTTTTTACAGATTGTAATTCTGAAAAGAGTTTTCCGTACTTTTTATACTGTTCTTCAGTCATTCAGCGCCACCTCCTTATACGGTTCTGGGAAATTCATCCATGCAACTACTTTTCCACCAAGAACTGGTTTCTCCGTCTTCCACGCTCCATCTGTAGTATGTGCTCTTTCTGTAAGTATTGTTCCATCATCATACACAACTGTAGCAATTACATATTTGGATGTTTTTTCAAACATTCCCTTTTTCCAGTTGTCCGTTCCTTTAAATTTTGCAAAAATGGAATTATGCTCTTCTGGCATCCTCTCATTAACTGGAATCCATCCATTTTCCATTTTCTCTTCTTCCAGATCAACCAGAAGAGTATTCACAATATCCAGCACTGAACCCGGCAGACCAGCCTTGTACTGAGTCTGCTTCTCCAATTCCTGCTTGTACTGCTTAAGTCTCTCTTTTACTCTGCTCATAGCTCTCTCCTCAACGTCCGCTCCGCAGCATGCAAAACAGTAGCTCTGTCATGGACTTTATTCTTATCCCCTGCCTGCATGGCAATACAACTTCCAGCTTCCAGTCCCTATCCTCGCTTAATGGTGTGGGATCTTTAAATTCTTCCGCTGCTTCTCCCCAGAACGGAATAGGAACCATGACGCCGTAATAAATTGATGAATCTGGGTGTTTTTCGCGCATGTAATTAGCAAATTTACCACTTCTAAAATCTGGCTGAATTTCTTTGTAACACTCCATCGTAGTTACTATATAGTTCTTTTCTCCAAAGAAATTCAAACCATTACCGCTATAAACATCTTCCTTACAACTTTTGATCTCATAGCAGGTGAATATGCCTTTTTCTATTCCGGATACGGAGTATTGATTTGCAGGAGAAAACTCCATATAATCCACTCGCTTTGCCTTTGATGTCCATGGATCAATGCTAACCTCGCTGGCCCAGTGCGAACCAGCTCCACCAATACGGGTAGCTACAAGTAGTTGTCCAAGGAATTTGGTTGTTTCTGCTCTTGTCATTTTCCATCACCCCTCGTACCTATTCCCTGTTAAATCCCATTTCTTCATAAATGTTATAATTTGCCAGGTCCTCAAACTCTACATCAATGTCCATCTCCTTATGTGCAAGCTCGTAAGCTTTCGCAACTCCAATCCGGTCTACATAATCCATTGCTGCTTTCCAGTTCTTTAGGAATTTTTTGTTTGCTTTTGTAAATCCCCATGAAAACTTAATCGCATACAGGGAAATGATTATATTTGTTATGGTAATATAGTCCTCTGCCCTCTCCAGTTTCTCCTGAGCTTCTCTGATCACAGCGTCTGTTACAGCTTCTGTTTTCTGCTGTTCCATCCTTTTCAAGTATGTTTGCAATATAGAAGCCTGCTGCCCGGTCATCCCTGCTACCTGTGCCACTGTTAGATTAAGGTTCAATGGAACCTGACATTTTTCCTGCATCTTTGCCTGGCGCCTTCTTTCTGCTCGGGTCATACTATTTCACCTCTTCATCAGCAGGCATTACAAATATTCTGATCTTCTCCGGATGCCGGACTGCCACCTGGATTCCGCAGAGTACATGGACTGCTTTGGCTTCTGTACTGTATCCACCAAGAATATCTCCTTCCTTTTTGTCCTTAGTATGTAGCAGGATCTGAAAGGATCCATCTGGCAGGCGGACTGTCGTAGTTACTTTCCCAGTTATGTCTACCAATTGACCACTTTGAGTTCTAATTTTCACAGTTCTGTTTCCTCCATTCTGACAATATCCTGGTTGTATTTACAAGATTATCTGTGTTTTCCTTATATGCTTGTTTTCTCTCAATTCCCAGAAGTATTTGATTGAGTTTCTCCACCTCTGTTTTTGGAATTTCAAAGGAAAAATTAAGGTTGTATGGATTTCCCTTTGGCTTATAGCGTGTTATTCTGCACTTCAATAATTTCAACCATTTGGGCGGATTCTCATGCCAAAGCTCTTTATATTTCTTTTTTCGGATTCTTTTATTCATATCTGTCCCTTTCCTGAAGCGGGGTACAAATCGTCCTCCACTTGTTTTGCTTTACCACTTCTAGCTCTCTTTATAATCTGCAGCCTGGTCAGATCATACTCCAATAGTAGTTTTCGATCCTTCTCTTTACTAAGCTCTACATCCACCGGTCCGATCCGGTATTTTCCCGCTACTTTTCGGCCTTCCATGGCTGCAAGATATAGACTGTCAACCGTCCTTCCAAGAAACTTTGAGGCTTCTTGTATTGATATTGATGGTTCAACTACTTCTCCCTCTATTGTTGTAATCTCATACAGCTTTTTTCTTGCGCTCATAGCCAGTTTCTCCCGAAGATCTTCCGGAACTGTTCCCTGCTACCAATCTGGCTCTCAAAAGCTTCCTGTCCCTGTCTGTGAAGTTCATCCATTACCGCTTTATCCCTATGCACAGCATGTTTACCTGTCGCATGGCATTCCAGGCACAAATATACTTTTAATCCATATTTCTCTGATAGTGTCCGATTCGGACCACCAAATATGTGATGTTCTTGAGTCTGGCCACACCTGCTGCACATGTAACATCTTCCTTTTCGGCTTCCGAGAATGCTGGCCGGATGGGACATCCTTTTTTTTTTCGTTTCTTCTTTTGGAAATTTAAGTCCGCTCATATTTTTCCTTCTTTCATCTTGTCCGAGTCGGACATTAACTAAATGGCAGTTCCTCTTCAATTCCATCCGGGATATTCATGAAACCATCAGGTCCCACATCTGGTGATTGTTGTGGAACATTCTGCTGACTGCTGCCAGATCCAGAGCCTTTGCTTTCTGCAAATTCCTGTTCTTCTACAACAACCTCTGTCGTATAAACTTTCTGTCCATCACGGTTGGTATAACTTCCGGTCTGAATACGACCTGCGATTGTAATCTTCAATCCTTTTCGGAAGTATTTCTCCACGAACTCGGCAGATCTGCCAAATACTACACAAGGAATGAAGTCTGCTGTTGCATCTCCATCTTTTCTGATTTTTCTATCTACTGCCAGCGTGTATCTGGCAATTGCCAATGAATTTTCCCCTGAGGTGTATCTCACCTCTGGATCTCTTGTTAAACGTCCCATTAAAATTACTTTGTTCATCTCTTAGCTCTCTCCTTCCATATTGCGTTCGCCTCCTCTTTGCATCCTCTTTCCATGTAATAATCGTACAGGAACTCTTTCTGCGCTTTTGTGTACTCTCTGACCGAATTCTTTGTCGGATAAGCAATTCCCTGGCTCGGATTGTGTAAGAGAACCCACCCTCTTTCGACGAGCCAGTCTCCTGCTCCAATCAGACCAACATTACATTTTGTCTGCAAGTCAATATCTCCGTCCATTGCTTCCTCCGGGAATTTTTCGTTCATATAATTCTGCGCCCAATCCTGATGCGCTCCCCATTCCACTCCATGAAAAGTTCCGTTCGGTTCTAACCATCCATAGTCCTCTGTGATGTGATCTTCTTTATCCATCATTCGTGCCATGAAACTGTCGAGCGCATCCTGCTGTCTATCCTCCGCAGTCTCTTCTCCAAGTTCCTTTCGTATTGCTCTTTGTGTGCTTTCCGACATGTGGCCCATTGCTACGTCCCATCGTTCGACCATGCGCCGCAGGTTCTCCTCTGCTTTCTTCCGCCTTTCGATTTCTTTCCAGATGTTCATGCTCCGTGGCATCTGTTCTTCTTCTCCCGGTTCGTATATTCCGAGATGATATGTACCTGCTGTCGTACTTCCCTTCAGAGCGGCGCGGCCGAGCAGAATGTCCTCTGCATATCTTCTGATCTGTGCCTCCGGTGTATCTGTTCCGGTCATGCTGTCCATCAGAATTTTCATTACAGTCTCATAGCTTTTCTCGCCTGTGTAAAACCACTCCCTTGTAATCTCTGTAATAAATTCTCCATTAATATCAAATACCAAATTACCCTCTTTCATTTTTCTTTCCTTTCATATTTCTCTCATTCAATTCCACACCTTTCACGATTTCAAGTGCTTCTGTAAGATTAATCATTTGAACATGTTCTTTCCCTTGTTCATCAAACTCATAATAATCACTCGCTTTATCTAACTGCTTCACAACCTTGCCCACATCAAAAGCTGTCGGCTGGCTGTCAATTAATTCGCACAAAGCATTAGCTTTCTCAGGTATATACCCATTCCTTATTGTCATCGCTGCTACCTGCTTTTTAAACAGCTCAGCATCAATCAGTCTCATATTCTTCACACTCACCGTTCTTTCCAGTCAGGCTGCCATTTTCTGCAGCTGTAATCATCTTCTACCAGTATGCTCTTCCGATCACACAGCCCATTATCATTATCCTTGCAAGTCTTACATGTTCTATTTTCCTGTATCTGGCCTTACGTCTCATTTCTGCCCTGTTCATTTGCTTTCCCTCTGTACTTCCTTTAAGAATTCAACCAATTCGCTTTCACTATTTGGGAATTTATTGTATCTTCCATGCTGTGTCCATTTAGGTATTCCTGATTTTCTTTCCGGTTCAGGTCCTCCGATCAAATGCATGTAATATGATTCTGTATTATCTGATACCCACTGGCTATGAACAGTATCCCGATCATATTCTTCTGCAATAAGTCTTGCGCCATTTGCAAAATCATATTTGTAGTACCTGACGCCAATATGTTCATCTGTATACCAAAGTCCCCAGGCTTTATAATTTCTCAGCCATTCTTTCCTCTGATCATTATTTCTCATCACCGGAAGTGGCAACTGCTCCATGACGTTCTTTCCGTCATCTTTATTTTCATCATCCAGACAATCTCTCACCAGATTCTTGATTATTCTGAGTCCACCGGCAATGAGCTGATATTTCAATATCGTTCTTCCCGGAATTCCCTCATCAGCCACTGAAAGATAGTTTTTCAACTCTTCTTCGGCATCTTGCAGAATATCATCCATTGCAATCATTGATGGAACCGGAATATCTTTAAGCTCCGGTGGCCAAGCTTCTGGTATCAGTTCTATTATCTGCTGCTTTTCGTCCACTGTTTTCTTGTTTTCTGCTGCGTTTTCGCAGCGTTCACAGTTGTCCGAATCGGACATATCTGATTCTTCAATAACAAAATCTTCCGGTACTATCCTTTTTTGATATTCTGCTGCCATGCGTTCTCTTGATATGTAACAGACTTTTTCGCCCTGTTCATCGTAAAATACGAAATCATCTTCCTTTGGTCTTTGCACTGCTGCGAATTCCGTTCCCATTACTCTGAAACGCCTTGTATTACCTGGTCCCATGCCTTTATATGCATTTTCCAGGAATACATTTATCATCCTTGCTATGTCCGGCAGAAATACTTCGTTTGCATCATAATATGGACATTCTTTTTGTGGTTCTGGCATAGGTGCAAGCTTCACCGCTTTTTGTTTCTTTCCATACTTCTCTATCAGTGTTTCAGCCAACTGCTGCCATGTAATCAGCTTTTCATCCCCACTACCAGGATTAAACAGGATTCCATTTGATTTTCCCTGATAATTCAAATATCCATTTCTGATCCGCACATCATTGTATATAATGCTGAGCATATAAATGGACATGTTCTTATCCCGCCTTTGGATTCGTTCTGTTGTTGATTTCTTTAAGCTTTCAAAGAATCGTTCGATCTGAATGTCAACATCAATTACCGTTCCATCTTCCGGCGGTCTTCTTCGTCCAATTACTTCATCAAGTGTCAGCTGTCCAGGAATCTGACGTCCTACTTCCTGTTTTTCTTTCAAAGCTTTAACCTCTGGGAGCGTAATTGTTTCATTCTTTTTGTACAACCCCAGAGCCTCATCCTGGTGTTTCTCATCCAGATCTGTCAGTTCCCTTGCCACAGATATATTGATGTTTCCATTTTGAAACTCTTGCATGAACTCCTGACTTAGTTTTTTCTGGATTGCATGATATCTTTCTAACTGTGTCCCTGATGTTCCGAGAGTTGCCTGTACCATGCTTCTGGTTGTCCCCTGCAGGTCAACCAGATCACGAAGTTCCTTAATTACCTCTTCTGTGATAAGCGCCTCCTGCATTTTCTCCCAATCACTTTTTTCACGGAACCGGTTCGCCTGGATGATTCCCAGCTTATTGATCAGCTGTTCCACTTTTCCATCTTTATCTTCTGGGAACTTTTCTGTATTCAGATTCACTTTTGTATATTTACAGTTAATCTTCCGAAACTCTTCATGTCCCTCTTCCACAAGCATCCTGCAGCACATTGTCCTACAGTGCCCTGATATGATCCTGTCTTTACCATCCACGTCCTCAATCAGAACGTCCTGCATAACCCCAAATAGAAGAATTGAGTTCTTTAATCCTTGCAGTTTCTCCGGATCTGTGGAATAGAAATTATCTTTCGACGGCTCCAGTTCAAACACATCCCGATACACTGTATCACTGATATTCTCAGTCTCCGTGGGCTTTTTACGATTATTTACCATGTCGGCCAGATTGAATGCCATCAGCCTTCCCTCCCTTCTGTCCATTTATCCATCATGACTCCTGCTGCCACCAGATACTCTTTCACCAGGCATTCATAATCTTTTGCGGCTAAAGAACGCGCGGAATACAAAGGGATAGGTTTTCTTGCATAAGTACTCTCTGATACTTTTCTTGAATATCTTATCTTCGTCTTAAGCATCGGATACCCTGCTGCCTCTATCATTTCTGTTCCCTGTGCCTGTGCAAGGTTTTTTTTGTCATATTTTGTGATAAAGACCCAGTAATTTTTCAATTCTGGGTTCAGTTCCTCTTTTGTATAACCAATCTGATTCACCAGTTCCGGAAGTCCTTCCGTTGTGTTATCATCAATTTCTACCGGAATCAAAACATCATCACAGGCTGTCAGAGCATTGATCGTTGATACGTTGATATCCGGTGCATTGTCAATTATGCAGAAATCATACTGATCAGCCACACATGCCAATGCATTTTTTATCCTATACTGCTGCGGTCGTGTCTGATCGAACATTACTTCCTGGTTAGCCATCAAAAGACGCATATTTGCCGGTAATACATCCATGTTATGGAATTCCGTATGTCTGATCAGTTTTTTCATCCAGTCTTCCGGGTGCCTTGCAGTCATGATCCGATCTATTCCCTCTCCATCCTGTGTTCTGCAGTTCAATCCTCTTGATGCATCTCCCTGCTTATCGTTATCCACAATAAGCACTTTATTTCCCTGGCTTGCCAGAATATAGGCAACACTATTGGTGGTAACGGTCTTGGCCACGCCACCCTTTAAATTAATCACTGCGATTGTTCTCATACTCTTCCTCTTTTCTTTTTATTTTTTCTTATGTGCCCTATTTCTCAATTTTCTGTCTGCTCTTTCCATCCAATCAGGCTTCCCACCTTCCGGTTCATTATCGAAATAGATTTCTCCATCATCATCTCTGTAATAGTGAAAGTGTATTTCTGATTTTGTTACTGTTCCAAGATACGTCATTGTCCTTGGATCCTGTTCTGTGCGCAGACTCCATCCTTTCCCCCACAGTTCTTCAGTTTCCACGTTTTATCATCTCCTCCTGGAGCCATTGCGAATACGAATGTACTCCGGCCAGCGAAGAAACTTTCAGTTTCAACCGGTTAATTACTTCGTAGACCTTTTTCCATTCATCTGCATTTTTGATATCTTTTCCCTTTGTATCTTTAAAGGCATCTGCTGCCAGATCTGAGATTCTCAATACTCTGGAGGTCACGAAGGTATCTCTGGTATATATGCAAACCTCACATGTAGAACGAAATCTCGAAAGGGCTTCTATGAGTGCCTGTAAGTTACACTGATGATATGTACTACTACTATTTCCGAAACCTTCTCTGGTCTCAGTCCTGCCAGCGAACACGGCTTCTATTACATATCCGTATCTGCGCTGAACTCTCGCCTGGCACTGTTTATCTGTTTCCAGATAAATATTGACTTTCACAGCTTGATTCCCCCTTTCTTTAAATTCGTCTGTACAATCTGATCAATGTGTAATGGCGGTAATTGTGCCCAGTTACCGGATTTTTTCCCTCAAAGAGCTCTGCTATGTAGTAACCTTTCTTAGGCTTCACTTTCTTAGGCCAACGCTTCAGTTCCTCTGGCTTTGGCTCTGGAAGCGGCATGTTCCTGGAATGGCTGTAGTTTGCTTCACTAAGTCTGGGCTTTGCCAGGGTTCCGTCTTGTTTCTTTTCCCTAGTTTTCTCATCCTTGGTGATGTAATCAGCCAGCTTCTGGAAATCCTCTTCCGGGCACTTACTCTTCCTGATCTGAGTTACATATACTCCACCATAGGGCCAGGTCCTTTCAACAAGACTTGCCGTATTTCCAATATCGTTGATAATACAATGTATATGCCAGGCTCCCTTCGTCCCCCGCTCAATGTTCCGGATCCAGAAGAGCTCCCTGTCTTTTTTCCTGTAAATCTTTCTTAGCTTGTCCATCATTTTCAAAAACTGCTTCTTGGCAGTGTCCATATCTGGAGGTCTGTTCTCTGGCTTGTATGTAAATGTCACCCAAAGATCACCTGGCGAAAAATATTCCATCAGCCTGAGTCTTGCCCTCTTGGATTTATTCCAGGCGTTTACTCTCTGAACATCTTCGGGAGTGAGCTTTCTCTTAGGCAGTCTCTCCTTCCCCTTAGCTCCATACTTTCCATCATAATTCTCTTCCACATACAGGATATCCTTCTTCTGCAGATACCAGGTTTTACGCTTTGTTTTCATACCAAAAGGCTCCTAAGTTTAATATCTTAATCGAGTACTAAACAGGGGAATTTCACCCCTGATTTTTTCTTACATTCTTGACTTTTTAGCGGCCCAGTGATACTATGTAATTGGTTGATTACATATGGACCTGAGTCGATGCACCCCTTGCATCGGCTCTTTTCTTTAGTTTACATAACTTTCTTTTTTCTGATCTGTTCCAGCTCTTTTTCAACATCTTTTCCGCTATATTCCGCCAGAAGTTTTCCAGAAATGTTATAAGTCCATATAGACGACATCTTGATTGCTGTGCCGATCGGCAGCTTGCCCTGCTGCATTGCAACACGTACAAACTGTGGGGATGTATTGAGAATTGCAGCAGCTTCAGTTGTCAATATTTTTCCTGTGTTCATTTTTCGCATCCTGCTTTCTTATTATTCCATTGATAAATCCGTAATCGGTACATTTGAAATAACCTCTGATTGATCCTGCTGCCCCCATGTGATTTCGATTGTCATATGAATGCTCTTTCTGGTGTTTTTCACCTGTCTCTCCATTTTTCTAATGAGTTTGCTCAAGAAGCCATCCTGCAGTGCTATCTCATGAGGTATTTTGCATACGATTTTTATATGTTCCATCTTTACACCATCCTTTTCTTCCCATCACTTTTAACCAGCAGCTTTCGCTATAGCCAAAACTAATGCGATTATTGAAATTACTAATGAAATTGTTTGTAGCTTCATTCCAGGCTGTTTCTGAAGCTATAAAAAATCTTCGTAGCTAATTTTGACTAATTCACCAACTTTTGTGTCCTGTGCGATTTTTCTTTTTACATAATCTAAAATCGCATAGGATTGCTCTACAGATATTTCTTTTTTATGGAACATCTCAATTATTGCTTCACATATTTCATAGTTCTGTTTTTCTGCAAGCATAAATCCCATCTCATCATCACCTTTCCTGTTACTTTCCCAAATATCAATGACTTTCCTTTCAAATTTTCCTGTTCTTTGGAGCAGGGGTAATTTCTATCATGCCAAGTGCTTCCAGACTTTTATAGCTGGCTACAATTTGCATCTGAGCTACTCGCATATTTCCCAAGATCTTATCCATTTCAAATCCATCTACCTCAAATTTCTTTTCAATACTCCCATCTGCTGAATATTTGAATTTAATTTCTGTCAGAGTACTAAGTTGTCCTGCAAGATCTATTATTTTATTTTTCTTTTCTTCAATGTTCTCTAATGTTTTCTCTATTTCTCTGACATCTTTGATTTCTCTTGCATTGATTCTAAATCCAAATAATTTCATTTCTTTCTCACCTCGCTTTCTGTCGATATACCTCGACTTCTTTCCTTTGTTTTATATTGACTTTTCTTGTAACTTTTCCTATCCTAGTCTTACAGGGCACTGCCATGCCCAAGTATATAGAAAGGAGAAGTATATGAAGAAATTTACATATCCATTGTCGGATAATGATATCCAGACTTTAATGGATGCTTTAGCCGTTACGGTTAACGTTATTCCAGATTCTGACTTGTTTCCTCCCGAAACAATTGACTTAGCTTTGTTCTAC